GTAAGTTTTAAGGCTTACTGGAATGCTACGTTAGACATGCTAATTGCATCAACGTAATCTGCCGCGTTACCCAATGAACTTGCTGTGTTAGTAAGTTCTTTGTAACCATAACGTGTCATGAATGACACTACTGGTTCAAATGTATCTGGGTCCATTACAACGCCACTTGACATTAACGGGATATATGGGCAGTAGAACGCTGGAGCATCTGATTCAGATGTACCTTTGTAACCTACTAGTACTGCTGTGCTGTCGCCTGCATATGTATCAACATATACTTTCATAGCATTGTTCAATGTACCTACAAACTTAGTGTTTGTTGGTGCTTCGAACGTACCTTCAGTTGTTCTTGCGAACGCTGAAGTTGTTGCTGATTGAAGTACTGTTAATGCAAATGGACTTACCACTGCATAGTTACCCGCGCCACGTCTTGTACGCTGAGCGATTAAGTTAGCCGCTCTGTTGATTTGAACTGCCAATGCGGCGTGTTCGTCACCAACAAAAGTTGCTGTACCACTTACTGCTGATTGGTCGTATGTTTCAACTGCTGTACCACTTAGTGTACGCAATGAAGCCAATACTTCCTGATCGATTTCTGCAGTAATTTCTTGGGCTAATGCCGCCATAATTTCTGCTTCTACATCGATACCATGCTGTGACTGAGCGTCCTGAGCCGCTTCAAAAGTCCAACGAGCACTCAACTTACGAGTTTTCGCTTCGACTGTTTGTTTTAGGATCTGGATGCTTAGTTTATTACCAGGCTGACCTTCTTTAGCGGCTGTAGCATCTGCTTTACCGTTGGTGTTACCTGAGTAAGACTCAGCAATCTTAAATGGTGAAAGTGCCTCTTCACCTGCAGTTGCACCTGATGCACCTGCGTTAAAAGTATCCGAATAACGGACTCTTAAAGTGTGGATTTGACCCACTGGACCAGTCATTGGCTGTACGCCAACTAGTTCGTTTGCAATTACCGTTGGCATTACACGACGAATTACTGGTAAAATAACTCTGTTAAGAGTTGCGACATTACCGGCGGAAGTTGTTCCTGCTGTTGCTGTTTCTGACAAATACTTACGTGTATTTTCCAGTGTTGCGCCCATAACGGATTTTTTGTTTCCGCCAAGACCTTCTAGCAATGCAGTTTTTGTTTCCTGCCAGCGACTTTCAAGTAGTTCTGACATAATTATCTCCTATCAATTTAATCCAGCAAGACGTCTGATGTCAACGACATTCTCGTCTGCTTTACTACTAACGTTAGTTTCTCTGTTGCCTGTGATTTCTGTGCCTTCTGTTAATTTTGCCTTTTGCTTTGCTGGAGCATTACCATCAATAACTGCTGATAGGTACTTGTTAAACGCCTTGTCTAGTTTTGGTGTCTGAACAGATTCCAGTAAGTCTGTCATAATTTCCTTTTGACTTTTGCTCAAAGGCGCAATCAAATCGTTAATTACTTTTGTTCTATTAGCCGATTCAGTCATAACTTTCACTTCAGATGCTTTTGCATCTGCAATGGCGATTGCTTTCTTTGCCGCTAACTTTGCTTCTACAATTTGTTGATTTTTAACGTCAACAATTTTAAGAAGTTTTGATGTTTCGCTATTCTCATTTAAGTAACTTGTAGCATACTCGCTTGCGAATGATTCGAACAACTTACGACCGAAGTCGTTTTCTCTTGCAATATTAATATCTTCTTTAAGTGCAGTAATTTCCTTATTAAGGCCTTTACTTACTGTTTCAGATACTAATTTTGCACTCTTTTCAATAAATTTGTTTTTAACTTTATTGAAGTGTACTTTAGCCTCACGTACTAGACGTACTTTTGTTTCGGCTAGGTCTTTTTTATCCTCATAAAACTCTGCAATTTCTTTAGATAGAGCCTCTACAACAAATTCCTCCATTTTAGCAAAATTACTTGCCATAATCTTTTGGTCTTCGTGCAATTCAGAAACTTCTTTACCTAGTTGTTCCATAACAAAGGCTTTCATTAAATCACCGTTTTCACGTGTTTTAACTGCATACTTTGCTTTGGCTTCTGCTAGTTGTTTGCGATCATCTGCAAACTCGGCAATTTCCTCAGCAAGACGATCACTAAGCATTTTATCAATGGCTTCCACCATTGTTGCTTTATCATGTTCGTACTTTTGAGCAAACTCTTCGCGCAATTCAGCCGTTACCGCCTGTTTGTTTTCGCGAATCTTGCCTTCCCAAGCCTCTTCAATTTGTGCTCTGACTTCTTCATTAACTACATCGTTTTCAAAGAGTGTTTTCAGTGCATCTATCATACTTTTTCTCCTAGTTTCACTGGAGTTTGCTAATTATGTTAATTAGCGATTCCTTAAGATACTTTTGTGCCTTGTCGTCGTGTTTTGTTGCCTGTGCTAATTCGTATGCCTTCATTCCCCCACGTGCATTCATTAAGTGTTCATAAATTGGTGTAGGATACGCACCGGGGGCGCTGGGTTGTGCCACAACGTCCACAGTGATTATTTCGAAGCCCGATACATCGCCGGACTCGTTAACTTCACCAGAGCCCCTACTGGAAACACCTAGTTTAACTCCGCTTTCAAGCATTGTTTCAACTAGTTTTCCCATAGGAGTTGGTAAAATCTTTAGTTTGCCATAACCGTTTGCATCTTCCATCCACATATTAGTAATCATGTGTGATACTCGGTCAAGGTTAATGTTTAGTCCTTCAGGATGATCAACTTCGCCAAGAACTGAATAGCCAGTGCTAATTTGGTCATTGAGTGTTTTGACAGCCCTACCTATCTCATTAACAGGGTACACACGCTCATTTGCGTTACGTACTCCACCTTGGATACAAATACCTTTTAAGTAAAGGTCTTTGCCTCCTTTTGAGTTATCGGCAGATTCGACGACCATATTTGCTTGGTCAAATGTCAAGTTCTCACTTAGTAGATTCATCTGATACTCCTAAACTTAAGAACCGATAGTTGATTTACTATCTGCTCCGCTTTCGCCTGCGCCTTTTTTCTCAGCGCCGTGGCCTTTTGGCATATTCTTCATGCTCTTGGATGCTTTACCACCCGGTACGTTGATGTTACCCATGTTATCTTCTTTACTTGAGTTTGCCGCTAAGCCACCTGTTGTACCTTTTGAGTCTGCTTCGCCGCCTGCAACTAAGTTACTTGCTGTTCCGCCCATGTTGTTTGCACTAGCATGTGGTGATTTGGTGTTTGCACCGTTGTCACCCATTGACGCTGTTACTTTTTCAACATACTCACGCATTGTTTCAGATTCTGATTTTTCTGCTTCGTCAACATCTTCATCGGATGCTTCTTCAACTTCTTCATCAGTTGCTTCTTCTATGCCAAGATCGATGCTTTCTTCTTCTGCATCGTCATCGTCGCCATCAGCCATGTCATCCATGTCGCCTGCGTCTTCGTCGTCACCTTCGTCGTCGCCGCCCATTTCGTCATTAAACTGTTGACGCAAATCGTCTAATTCTTTTTCTAAGTCTACCATACGATCTTCTAGATCTTCGTCACCTTCTGGTGCGTCATCCATGTCGTCATCATCGCCGCCCATTTCTAGGTCGCCCATCATGTCGTCTGCTGGATCTGCTTCTGGCATTGGCTCTACTTCGAATTCGTCTAGATCAAAACCTTCATTAGTTTCTTCACTATCGTCGTCTTCGTCTTCGTCGTCCGTTGCTTCGTCTAGGTCTTCGTCTGATGCTTCATCAACTTCGTCGTCCGTTGTTTCGTCTAGGTCTTCGTCTGATGCTTCATCTACTTCTAGATCATTCTCTA